TAGATTCAAACAGCATCGTGACCAATGTTATAGTGATAGATTTGGAAGTAATAGAAGGTGCAGTTCCCGTACTTCCAAATCTACACCCTGCCATTGGCGACCTTTACGATCCACTAACTCAAACATTCACGAAAGTTTAATTCAACATGAACTGGCATGATCTTATAGCGTACATAATGACGCCAACAGTCGCGGTGCTCTGGTACCTCCTTAGACAGAAGGATGACAAACAGGCTGGAGAGATTCAACTACTGTTCAAGAAACACGATCAAGATGCGGAGGAACTGAAACAACTCAGACTCAAGATCGCGGAGGATCACTACAAGCGGGGAGAACTTGATACACGATTCGATAAATTGGAAGGTACAATTAAGTCCAGCTTTGGAGATTTAGGGAGTAAGTTCGATAAGCTCTCTGAAGCTCTACTGAAACATGTGCAGTACGAAGTTAACCACCAACAGCAGCTAACTCGCAGACATAGCGACATAAGTTGCAACCACGATCACAAGGAGATTTAAAAATGACACTACTTATTTCCACAATTCTAGCCTCACTTCCCAATATCTTCTTGGCAATTCTTTCCAAGGTCGTAACGCAGTCCTTCTTGCAGCAGGTAATTGAGAAGGTGCTGCTGGCTACTATGGCCAAAGCAGTTACTATGACCACGAATACTGTGGATGATGAACTGTTTGAAACGGTAAAAACGGCGCTACAAACTAAGGGGAACTAACATGTCACGTCAGGTCATTAAGTTAGACTTAGCTAAGGATTCACCTCCTTTGCTGTCTAAGTCCACTGGCCTGACTGCATTCATACAGGGCTTAGGCTCTAGTATTATGCAGCCAGGTAAGAACCCGCAACCAATCTTCGTAGAAAATGCGTTCCCTACAACCTACGGCTGGCAGAGTTTCGGCCTAACCACTATGGTTACTGCTGGCTTGAATTTAGGGTTCGATGAGATGTATCGAGTTCAAGATACTACTGGAGCTATGGGTTTGTTAGTTCCCAATGCGGATGGTAAGTGTTATCTATGGCGGCAAGGCACTCCAGTTTGGACTGCTCTGCTGCCTACTGCTGTTTATACGGTGCCATTTAATTCTACGATGGCCACTTACGGTAATCAAAGTTATCTGTGCATAAGTGGCACTGGAACCAATGCAAGCTATGGAATCTACCGCGTCAATGTAGCTGCTGGAACTTTAACTCAGCTCAGAATGTATACACAGGGTGTAACTTCTACAATGACTGCAGCAGCTGCAACTATAAGCCGGGCAACTGGTTCTTACATAACTGATGGTTGGTATGCTGGTATGAGTATTAGTGGCTCAGGTATTCCTGCCGGCGCTACAATCCTAAGTCTGACTGCTACCGTTGTTACTATGAGTGTTGCCGCCACAAGTACTAATACTAGTCTCGCTTCTGTTAGTTCTAGTCTTGGCATCGCGGGACTGAGTGATACTCCTGGAGCATACGCTTTAGGTTCTATTCTTGGCATCACATCTTCTGCAAACTACCTCATTGCTTGGAACAGTCAGACTATCTTCTGGAGTTCTATCCTCACTGCTTTGGACTTTACTCCCAGTTTGATCTCAGGGTCTGGCTCAGGTATTCCTACAGACTTGCAGGGTACAATAACTGCCTGCTATCCGATTACCAATGGATTCTTAATAACTACTACAGAGCTAGTTCTTTCAGCCCAGTACTCAGGTAACTCTACTTATCCTTGGATATTTAAGTCTGTATCTGGTGGTAGTCCTCCAATCTCAGCTGAGACTGTAACCCACGATATGGTGGATTCTACCCAGATAGCATTCACGGCTTCGGGCATGATTAGTATGGATGCCAACCAAGCAACTCCGCAAAGTGCTGAACTGTCGGACTTCCTAAATTCCAATAAACTGGAATCCTATAATCCAACTTTAGGGTATCCAGTTGTTACAGCACATACTGGTTATAAGAAGGTGAAGGTTACCAGAATTGGAACCAGGTATTTATGTGTTAGCTTTGGGGCACCTGTAGTCGGTAATCAAATATATACGCACTGTTTCCTATATGATCTGGTACTTAAACAGACTGGTAAGTTCAAGGGAGATCACGTAGAAATCTTTGCTTGGCCCTTTGCATTCTCAGGTAGTGAGATAGAGATTGCAGCGCTTAGTGCTGATGGTACAGTTAATCTGTTAGATCCTCAGGCTGTTACACATACTGGGGTATTTATCTTTGGGCGTATTGCCTTGACACGTAACTCTACTTGCACAGTACAGCACGTGCAGGCTGAAGGTGTTACCAATATGCAGGACATTCTGCTGTTGGACGGTGCTAACGAATCCAGTGTTGTCTCTATGTATCAGCAGACTCCTGGATTCTTCAATGGTAGAGCTACCGCCAAAGCTCACAACCTTTGTGTCTTAGGCAAGTTCAGCCTTTCGTTCTTAGAAGTTGTTATTCACCAAGCTGGAAGCCGATAATTAAAATTCACCCTAAGGAGATACAACATGCCAGGAGGTAATGCACCAGTCATTCGAAGTCCTTTCAACCTACTTCTTCCAAATGCTCCATTGACAGAAGAAGGCAGAGCACTTAAGATGTTGCAACAACAGATGGGTACAGGTTGGACAGGAAGTTTCCTTGTCACAGGTACTCCCAATAAAACAATCACAGTAGTGAATGGAGTAATAACAAATGTTGCCTAAACACATCTCAGATCATTTCAGTTTGACAGAAGTAATTCAAAGTTCCACCGCTTCAAGACTAGGCATTGATAACAGCAAGATTCCTGTAGCTATTGAGCCTAATATACTCAAGACTGCCGTATCTATGGATAAGGTTCGAGTAGTTCTTCTGGATAAGTCTATTCATGTGGATTCCTGGTATCGTTGCTTGGAATTGAACAGACTGCTTGGTTCTAAGGATACAAGCCAGCACGTAGAAGGCAAGGCAGTAGATTTCACCTGTCCTGACTTTGGAACTCCTTTGGAAATTTGCCGGCAATTGATTAAGTTCAAAGACCTGATTCGTTTTGATCAGCTTATTCTGGAACATACCTGGGTTCATATCAGTTTCAACAGTGGTAGTTCCCATGGTGAAGTCTTAAGTTTGCTAGCCACTGGTGGTTACGCTCATGGACTTACTGATAAAGAAGGAAAGGAGTACTAACCATGCCAGGATATCAAGCAGCAGCAATGGCAGCCACCCAGATTATAATGGGTTCGATGGGAACTAAGGGTGGCAATACTGTTATTACTAACCCAGGTGATACCAGTGCTTTAGCTACAACCTTGCAGAACTTACAGTCAGCTAATACACCTGAAGCAATTAACAAACTGATTCAGGGTATATTCAGTACAGGGCTGAATCAGAATGAAGGTACTATAACAAGTAATGCCGGTAAGGCTGGTATGAAAGTAAACTCAAGCTCAAGTGCAGGACTGCAACAGAATGACTTGCTTAGCCAGCTTACTGCTAACGCACAGGCAGCCGTGACTCAGAGTCAAGGGAATCTAGCTACAGCTGCGGATAACTATTCTAAAGCTACTCAGACTCAGACGGTGCAGCAGAGTGCTGGAGGTGGGGGCTGTTTTATAACCACTGTGATCTGTGAATTTCTTGGCAAACCAGATGATTGTGATGAACTTACAGTGCTCAGGAACTGGCGTGATTCGTACATGCTGGGTTCCGGTGGTGGCAGGAAGCTTGTAGAACTTTACTACCTGATTGCCCCAAGACTTGCGGACAAGATTCGCGGCAGCAAGGAAGCTAAGCAAACTTGCGAACAGTTACTGGATACTTTCATCAATCCGGCAATTGAAGCTATTGAAGCTGGTGATGACGAAGAAGCGTTACTGTTGTATCATTTGATGGTTAAAGTATTACAAGACTGGAAAGGGGAATAACTATGGGCGGTATTAACTCATTTATGAATGGAACTCCGGCAACTGCTGCAACCGCTGATACTGCTGGGATAGCTGGAACTCCTAGTTACGGCGGTGCTGTGGGAACTGGTATTGGTCAGATCATCGCCAATAGCATGACCCAACCTGGCAACAATCTTATAAGCAAGCCAGGGGATTCTTCCGCGTTACTGGCCATTCTGGGTCAGATGAACGCAGATGGTACAGCTCCAACAATGGAGACCGTGCTTACTAACGTACTCACTTCTGGACTCCAGCAGCACCTTAGTTCTATCATAGGAGCAGGGGGTTCGGGTAACGCCAATCTGGATGCACTGCTTAGTTCCGATCTTACTGGAAAGATCTCAAATAATGTCATGCCAGCACTGCTGAATCTCCTCAGTACCACAGCTAATGGTGGAGCTAATCTGGCTAATGATACTAAGACTCAAACAGTGCAGCAGAGTACTGGTGGCTGTTTCATCACCACCGCGATCTGTGAGAATGTAGGACTGGATGATGACTGTGAAGAATTGCAGGTACTTAGAACTTGGAGAGACTCTTTCCTGAAGAGTACCACAAGTGGTGAAAAGCTGGTTCAGGTATATTATACGCTTAGTCCTATGTTGGCTCAGAGACTTCGTGATTGTAAGCGAGGTCAGGTTATTTCTAAGCAGTTATTCACACTGTTCATTCTGCCGGCAATACAAGCGATTAAAGCTAAGGATGATGAACTTGCGTTTAAACTTTATATTCAACTGCTGGAAACTGTAATCCAAGTTCTGGCGATAGAGGAAGGAAAAGATAATGGCTGATTATTCAAGTACTATTAGTGCCCAGCTTCCTGGGATTCAATCAGCTGGGAGTGCTGCAGAACTAGCTGCCAGTACTTATGCCACTAACGCTACAGCCAATGCACAACAGCAGGCTAAGTTAGCTGCTGATCAGATTGTGCAGATGGGCATCGGTGGGGAAGCTAACCAGCGTAATACTGACAGGCTTGTGGAATCTGCCAGAAGTGTGCAGTCTCAGGATGTAGCTCCGGATTCTGCAACTAAGTCTTATGCAGCTGTAGGGCAGATGAATGAAATCCTACGGAATACTTTGATGGATGCAGCTAAGGCACATGACGAGACTGGTATAGCTAATATCCCAAATCAGCTTGGCCGCTGGTTCAACAACACTACTGAGGATGACTTGTTGCGGAAGTCTAACTTGTTGCAGCAAAGCGCTGCGCGAATCACGCAGAGTGAACTGACTAAGACTGCTGCAAGGGACAATGCTATAAAGACTGAGCAGGCTAAGGTCATGCTAGATCCACAGTATGTTAATGACGCTAAACTTGTAACGCAGGCAGCATTGAAGGCACAGACAGATAGCGTTGCAATGACGAATCTGGAACAGTCCAATAAGATGGATGCCAGTGTTGCCGCTGCCGGTCAGAAGTCTTTGGAAGTTAAGAGTCAGATTCTAAGTACTTACATGGCAGTTCGTGCAGGGCAGGATGCGCATGAAGGTCATGTAGTGGATATTGGATTGAAAACTAAACAAGGTCAGTTGTTGGATGTTCAGCTGACTGATGTGCTGAATGATTCCAATTACCGGAAATCGCTGGTTGATACAGTTAAGGATGCTAAAGGAATTACTGATGCCAACGCTTATGCAGAAGTACAATCTCTGAGTGATGCACAGAAGCGGGCTTTGCAGTTGTATCATGCAGGTGTTAGAACTCCTGAGGTTATGGTGCCAATCTACGGTATCATGAATTCCGGTGTGCCGGCCAGTGCAACGGCTAATCCAACATTGGTCAATCCAGTGAACGCTGCAATAGCCAGAAATGTACACGATGCTGGAGCTAAGTTTAATAGTGACATGCTTAATGCTGATGGTTCACCCAATGAGAAGAGTCAGTTGTTGCAGTCAGGTCTCAGTAAGTATGGTATTAAGTTCGCTGATTACCTGAAGATGCCAGAAGCTAAGAAGGCTGCATTGCGGGAAGAGTTTGCTACCACTTCTGTAATCCAGAACACACTCACTTCCACAGATGCTAAGTGGCTTAGTGGTATCAGTCCTGCCGCTATGTACACAAATCCTCAGTTAGCTCCTCACGTACCTGTTGCGTTATCTGGTGCTCTGGATTGGCAGACTGCTTTCAATCTTGTTGTAGCTGGACATGCAACACCTCAGCAATTGCAGGGTATGATTCAGCAAGGTATGAAGGTGGAGAATGCAAATTCCAATCGAGATTCGATGGGATTAAAACCTGTCAGTTCTATGCCTATTACTTTGAAAGTACCAGGTAAATGGTTTGGCGGGGTTGCAGGTAATTCTGACTTGCTTGTGGATATGGGTAACCTCGATTCCATTAAGCTTGCAGTTCTTCAGGTAAAAAGAAGCCAACAAGCTGCGAATACTACTGCAGCTGCTGTTTCTAACATGGGTTTATAGGAGAATAGATTATGGCTGATGAATTTGTAGATAACTCCAAGGCAATCTTGGACTCAGCCAATCTCTACAATATGCAAGCTAATACAGGTGCAGGCAGAGATTGGGGAACTGCAATTAAAGATTCAATTGGAACAGTTGTAGCTGATGCAGGGGTTGGCCTTATCAACACAGGTATCTCTGCAATGAATATCTTTGGTGCCGATATCAAAGAGCTGGATGTTCACGATACCATTAAAGCTTTAGATGTAGAAGCGGCTGGTTTCTACCAAGAGCACTCAGCTTCGGTTGATGCTTGGGCAACTGTTGCCGGTGGCTTAGTTCCTGGACTTCTGGGGATCAAAGCACTTCGCTTGGCTCAGACAGGTACTAAAGTTGGAACTATCTGGGAAACTCTAAATCTGGAGAAGGGTTTGGCGGGAGCACGTGCAGAACTTAAATCTGCCAATGAAGCAGGAACCGCCATAGGTAGCTACTTTGGCTCTCAGTTCATTGGTGCTGTAGCTAAGGGCTATGGTGCGCAGGCTTTGGATGCTTTTGCTTTTGAAACTGCTGCAACTCTGACTCAGCTTAAAGCCCCAGCATATTCGGATGCCACAGGTTGGGATCAAATTTCAAACATCCTAACTAATACCTTGGTTGGCGGTGCGATTGGTGGAAGTTTCTCAGCTCTCAAGACTGGCTATCAGGTCAAGGCAGCTAAAGGACTCTTTCAACGTATGAAGTTTGATGATGAAGTAATTCAAGCAGAGACAGTTGGACCGAGTACTAAGATGGCATTACTGTTGAATCAGGTGGATGATGGATTGAACTCCGCAACCAATGCTAGAAACTTAGCGATCAAAGCGAAGATGCCAGAACAGTTCAATGAATTGACCAATGGTAATCAGTACTTCAATAACAAACTGACTGATAACTTCTTCGAAGCTGCTCAGAAGGGTGATGCAAATCACATGAATGTATTGCCGGGACTTAGCACAATAACTACTGTGGCTGAGGAAACAGCAAGACTTGCCGTACTTCAGGCTAAGCTAGATACAAGAATGGGTTTGGCTATGCCCAATAAAGGCGGAGCTGCAACTAAACTCAACAACATGATTCAACAAGGTAAGATGTTCGTTGATACCATGACAGGTAACGCGGTGACTAAGTTTGAAGAAGTTGTTGGGATTCATCTGGGTGACAATGTCGTCAAGGGACAGAAGCTGGAAACAGGTTGGGGAGGTAAGGAAGTTTCTGTGGATGGTGGTAAGACCAAGCTTCAAGCAATAGCTTCTTATTCCAGCCCTGAAGATGTACTGGGTTTGCAGGCTAAGCGCTACCTTTTAGCTACTAAGAAGGTTGAACCTAATCGAATGCTGGATGGCCAGGACTACCCAGATATGGAACATTGGGTACAGAACTGGAAGGGTGATATGGCCATTGAAGTTGATGGGGTAGAAATTACCAGCCCTACAGAACTTCGTATGTTGATGCAAGAAAACAAGCTGCAGGATTTAAGAAGTGCTCAGTTCAGTCCTAAGGCTCAGGCTGCTTTGAATGTTAAAGCCGATGGACTGGATGGATTGACTCAGGATTGGGACTTGGCTGTTAAGTCCCAGGATATGAAAGCGTTCCTGGAAAATCCACGCCATGCTGTTATGACCTACTCCAATGAGTTCCGGAAGCAGCTGGTTGGTAATGACTTGATCCAACGCCAGAAGTTCTTAGATGCCCAAATTCAAGCAGCGGATAACTTGCGGTCTAATACTATTTCCATTGTGGGCAAGAGTCATGGTATGCAGGATATGGATAAGCTGACAGTGGGTGATGAGAAGATCGTAAGTGATTTGAACACTCAGAAGGCTATTGGAACTCCAGGTTCCGGTGTACTTACTAATGCCAATGCAGACAATGGCATGGTAACTCAGGCATTGCAGAAGATTGGTGCATGGGCTAATAAGAACATAACTCTGATGCAGGATAAATCAGGTATGGCTCTTAGACCTTTGTTGAATTCTATTCTAGAAGACTGGTCAGGACTTGGAGTTGAAGGTATCAGGCTTAGAAATAAACTGGCATTGACAGAAGCTAACTATGCCATGATTAATCCAGAAATCAGGCAGGCTTGGGATAAGTTTGTAGCTAAGGGAACTATGCCTGAGAATGGTATGGTGCGTCAGGACATTGCTAAGTGGTTGTTAACTGCGGCTGATAAGAACAAGCTGCCGAACTTCAAGATGAAAGATTTGGAAATCGCTGGCGAGGATTGGCATAGCACTAGCCCAGAACTTGCAGCTTTCCATCAGACCAATGCTACAATTGGATTGGCCCGAAGGAATAGTACCAGTGCTTTGAATTCAGCTATGTCGATTCAGGATCGTGCATCTTCCTTCTCCCATGACTTGTTTACTCCTGTGTATAACACACCAAGAGATACAACTAGATATCCATTCTTTGCTCTGGTCACTGAGAAAGAAGGTCTGGGAGCGACAAGCCATAAGAGTGTACTGACAGCTAAATCTTCTGAACAGCTTCAGGCTAGAATCGCTCAGGTTGAGCAAGACCACCCTGGAAAGTTCGACTTCCACATGAAGGAACAGACAGCTAGTTACTTCAAACAGAAGGGAGAATATGATTACTCCAGAGGGATGAATGAGAACCAAGTAGATTCAACCATGCGTCGTAAGGGTATGCTGGGGGAAGTGGATGAGAAGAACTTACCTGTAGGGCAGAAGGCAGTTCAGGAATTCATTGACGACCACATAGCTTTCAACAATCGCATGGATGCTAAGTTGGTTCGCGACATGGTTGAGACTAGATATGCTAACACATTCCAGACGCTTACTGATTTGGGTGCGCAGCATGAACTAGCTTCTGGTTCTAAGTTCTCCGGCAAGTCTGACTGGTGGTATGGTGCGAAGAACAATCCATTCGCAGATGCTATGAAGCTGGCTATGAATATCAGCAACAAGGACAACTATGCTCCTATGCTCATGGCTAATGAATGGGTTGAAAGAACTGGCAGTTCTGTGTTTGGTAAAGTTCAAAGCATGTTTCAGGATGTAGCTAACGCTGGAAGCAAAGATTTGGATTTGAAAGTAGCCCAGATGAATGAAACTGCGGAGAAGCTTGGTATTGGTCAAGTGTATTCTAAGACTATGCTGAAGGCTATGGATGCAGAGATCGCCCAACGTCCTATCATGTACTCTATGATTCAGCGGGCACAGGCAATTCTTTCTGGCCTGACTCTGGGAACTGATGCTTTGAATGCTCTGAACAATGCCATTGGTTCTGTTGTTCTTACAGGAGAACTTCACTCGTTGATTCAGGGAATGAAAGCAGGTAATCCAGAAGTTGCTGGTAAACTTGCTGGTGTTAAGATTCCTGGAACTACTGACTCGATGATAGCGCCAGCTAAGCTTATCGGTTCTTCAATCTCCAGATATTGGAAGGGAGGTGAAGTCTACGATGAAGTCAGTAAGACTTGGGTGCATAGAACTGGGCCAGAGTTGATTGATGAATATCGTATGCATGGGATCGTTGCAGATGATCTGCAGCAGCAGCGAATGATTCAGGAAGAGTTAGGTTCTGGCCTTTCTAAATCCATGCAGGATATGAACGCTGCCATTGATAAGGGTTTTGAGTTTGGTAGAAAGTGGACAGGGAATCAGGCAGCAGAAAGATTCTCCCGTTTCATTGCTGCCGATACTGCAAGACAACTTACAGATCACGCTCAGTTCCAGGGGTTGATTTCTTCGAATGCTGAAGCTTCTGCCTACTGGATGACTACAGCTAACCGAGCACAAGGAAGTATCATAGCAAGTCAAAGACCTGTAGCTTTCCAAGGGCCGATTGGTGCAGCTATGGGATTATTCATGGGGTATCAAATGAACATGATGCAACAGTTCGCACGGTACATTGGAACTGGCCAGCATGGTGCATTGGCTACAGCTATGGTTGCTCAAACAGGGTTGTACGGTATGCAGGGTTTGCCGGCATTCAATGCAATTAATACTCACCTGATTGGGAATGCTGCTGGAAACATCAACCACAAGGACTTGTATAGTTCTATTAAGGGAGACAATCCAGATTCAGATGTTGGTGACTGGCTGTTGTATGGTGCTGGCTCTAATGCCTTAGGTTTGTTTCACCCTGACTTGAAGATTAATCTTTACACTCGCGGTGACATTAATCCAAGACAGATGACTGTACTTCCTACTTCAATTTCGGAACTTCCTATTTATAATGCAACAGTTAAGACGATGAAAGATTTTGTCGATACTGTGCAGAATATGGCAGGTGGTGCCGGAGTTCGAGAAAGTCTGTTGCATGGGTTGGAACATAACTCTGTATCAAGACCCCTGGCTGGTTTGGCTCAGTTGCTTCAAGGAAGTGAGACAGACAGTTCCGGTAAGCTGCTAACAAGTCTTGATAATAACTTGCTAACTATTGGTGTGAAACTTGCCGGAGGTAAGAGACTTGATTCAGCTTCAGCTAATGATGCTTTGTTTCGTATGGCAGCATACAAGGCACATGATGCAGATATGAAGAAGGAGATAAGTCAGGAGCTTAGAATCAATGCAGGTGATGCGAACATTGATGGTGAGCAGTTGGCTAACTTCCAGATTAAGTACGCTAAAGCTGGCGGTAAGATTGACGGCTTTAATTCTTGGGCAGTTCAGCAGTATAAGTTTGCTACAGTTCCTCAGGCTAATCTGTTTGCTATGCAGCAAGGAAACAGACTTAGTAGGAACATGCAGCAGATATTGGGTGCAGGTCTTTTGAAACAACCAGATGAGGAGTAAGAATTATGGCTGATGGATTAGGTGAAGCACTCGCTGCTCTCATGGGTAACAACGTGAATCCTAACCAAACTGCTGAGGAGGTGGCGGCAACTAAAGCCCCTTCGCAGGGTTTGGATATGGGAAATGTGTTGAAGTCCGTACTTAGTAATTTGATGGGAACTCCAGTGGATGCAGCTAATGCGGTGCTTCCAAGTTCTGCACAGATTCCAATAGGTACTGGTTCAGGTATCCGTAAGACCATGGGAGGTGAGAGTTCTGGCAATGAACAGATAGCTGCGGATACTTTGGCTAATATCTTACCTGCTGCTGGTAGTCATGTAGCTAGTAAGCTGGTGGAAGGTTTACATCAGGCAGCCCGAGAAGTAGGTAATGTTAAGTGGGCGGAGCAAGTTGTCCAGCGAGTCATGGACAATGTTGGTGCCAAGGAGATGCAGTCCGGCTATCAGGCTATGGAGAATAGTATTGGCGGGGTTGCCGGAAATTATAAACAGCAGTTTGGTAATGTTGCTGTAGTTCCTAAGGGTACTGGAGTTCTGGGAGATATGGGAAATGCCAGACCTTTGATGGAGCAGGTTATCCAGGGTGGGGTTAATGCACCACACTCTGCTGACTTGGTCCATCGGATTGTTAACCCATATTCAGACAAGGTTAAAGTTACTAGTCTCGATCCTCATACAAGTGCTATGCTGTATGGTAGCCACGGTGGAAGTTTGGGGGATGTAGCTTCTCATATCAATGACTTAATGTCGATGGGTTTGTTTAAGACAGTGCAAAAGAAAGGTAAATAAAAAAGCCGCCAGTCCTGATTAGGGATTTGGCGGCTTTTCTTTTATTCGAACATTCCTTCCCACTTCTCCCCAGCAGTTATATCACTGAAAAGACTTGGCCAGCGAGTCTGAAACTCTTTCAACATTGGCTTCATAATCTCAACGATCTGAGGATGCGCTGCATTACTGGTTCTCAGCTTGAATACACTTCGCCATTCTCTTGGATTGGCTGACCAGGCAAGTTCTGTCTTAAGACTGCCTGGAAGCACACTTCTGGCTAGTTGTGCTGGAGCACCAGCTTCTAACATATCGAAGTACGCTTTCTCAGCTTCTTCACATCCCTTTCTCCAATAGGTGAACTGGTCAAGTTCCATATCTGGAAATGCCCATTCAGGATTGACGACTGTGATTTCATTCCCGAACTTATCTTTGGAGTAGTTACAGTATCGTGTGCTTTCCTGGGAATAGCTGGCTATCCGATGCCGCACTATCTCATGGCTGATTCCTCGGTCACAGATAATATGAACTGAAATCAACCCATGTTCTAAGGTTGATTCATGGTGAGATACCAACATCTGTTTGATTATCTTTTCTGCACTTCCTTCGCAGATTCGATCCTCCGATTTATAGCAGAAGCGGATAGCTTGTTCGATTGTCTGTTCCAAGTTTGGTGTGAAGTTTAGAATCTTATATCCTGCTCTAATGATTTTCATTTGTTTTCCTCGTTTCCTAATCGGATGATAGCACTGCGCATTCTCTTGAGTTCTGCACTGGTTCTGGATAGAATGTACAATGCCTGTTTGAACTTTCTTTCTGCCAACTCCCACTTCACATTAGCCAAGCCTCGTTCAACCTTCAGAAGATGTTCGCTCCAATCAGAATTAAGAACTCCATCGAAAGTTGTATTAACTACCTCTTCCTCGTCTTCAGTAATATCATACTTGGAGTCAATAGCCTTTTTAGTTTCTCTCCAGATAGTTCCGTTCTGTCCTTGGATCATCCAGTCACCAATGTAAAGACACAAGAGTTCCTTGTTATTACTTCCACCTCTTGCCATAAGGCAGCCAGATAGGATGTTGATGTTGGTGTACCCAACACTTGTAAGCATTGCATCCAATTCTGGATCATGAACTCCGGTGTATTGAATACCCTCAGCATCCCGTGCCTTGCGTTTCATTTTAATTCTTGCCATAATTATCTCCTATCGTTTTCAATTAATAATTCGAAGTCACAGTACTTACCGGCAACTTCTACAGGCTTCTTCTTAATCAAGAATCCACCTCCATGTTCTACAACTTTGTCAGCCATCTTTAGATTCATCATAAGTTCAGCCAGTTCCTGAATCTTATTTAAGTCTGAACTGATACCCCCCATCGACCAAATATCTTTGCAGGTTAGTGGCTTGTGTGCTTGGTCCAGCATGAGCAGAATCTTACTTGCAACATCTGCGTTCTTTCCTTTCCCGTATTCACCTAGAGCTATTGGCATTCTTTGTTCTGCAAAGCACAAAGTGGAATTGGCTAAGACTACATCTGATTCCTGAATCTCACTCCTCAGTTCCAAAGCTGCATAGATCATACATAGTTTTAGCATGTGAGTTAATCTCCGACCTGCATAGTTCTGGAAGCGTGCATCTTCTATTCCTTTCTGGTTTTGGTAAATCCAATCCACAGCAACTTCAGCCTCAGGAGTTAGTGTGGAATCTCCGGATACAAGGTTTGCCATCTGCTGCAACCTGTGAACTATTACTGCTTCTACATCCCTGTTTGGGTCTTTCGGGAAAGTAATTCGTCTTCCAGAAGGGTCTGCATGTATAAGAAGCAATCTGCTGAAAAACCCCTGACCAATGATTTCCGGTGGGAAGGCGAGACAGAATCCCGTTTGGGTATTCCCTCCAAGTATGTTAACAACTGGTTCATGGATAGTAAAGCTTGTCGAATTCTTAAATCTGACGGGATGGTCTGGCTTACAATCCCACAGTTCACCGAGCGTAGAAATGAAACCATAGTTTCCAAGTCCGATAAAGTTATTGAATTCATCCGCTGCAACAAACAACTCATGCGCTTCGGAACTTCCTGATTCTTCTGCCCACAAGTCAACGTTGAAATCTTCTGCTTTTCCATTCTCTTTCTTCCCTTCCATTTCATGACGCCCTAAGTCCATTAGGAACTTTTCGTGGCTAGTCTTTCCCTTAGCAATAGAATCGTATCCAACCTTTCTAAGGACTCCTTCAGCAATTGATATCGCAGAACTCTTTCTGGTGGCAGGCTCTCCCATAAGCATGGTGTACATATTAGGATAGATTTCCCAGTGTCCGAAAGGTAGCTTAATCTTTCTTCCAAGGAGTCCGGCAGCGATACTGAGGAAGCACCAGCGATGGTGGATGGTTGTAGATTCTGTTTCATGTACGAACTCTTTCAAGTATGTATCTATTATTCGTGTCATTTCATGGGAACCTTCCATCGTTCTAAGTCTGAATCCACATCGTTAGGTATAAGCATTGTTCTAACTTTGTTATCAGAGCCAGTTATTTGCACAGGAACTTCCATGAGCCTGCTTACAATTCCAACTACTTCAGAATCATTTGGTCTGTACTGGAAGAGGATTGAGTCGTGTATTTGTGCCTTCAATCTTATACGCCCAGTTAGGGCTAGCTCTTTCCATATAGTAAGGAGAGCTTGATTGATGATAGATACAGACAAGTTTTGCGGTACATGAGCTACATACGCATTTAAAGCCTGCTTGTTTTTTGACGGGTCGCCAAAACAGAACCTTGTCCAACCAAGTTGACTTGTCAGTTTGGAGGTTACAGCAATTGAGTATTTGATTAAGTTGTACCATTTTCCTTTTACCACCGGATAAGTATTGGAGTAAACATCGAGAAGGTGTTGACAAACCTCCCTCAGACTTAAATAACTTGGAAGATTCAACAGCAGCTTGGCTTGGATTACATTATCAATCCCCATAGTTTCCAGCATGACACCAGAACCCATGTTGTAATTAGCGCCATGGTTAGTTCTCTTCGCCAGATTTCGTAGAGCCTTCGTAACTTCTTCATAGGGGACACCGAAGAACATAGCAGCGTTAAGCTTGTGGTAATCTTTATCGGATTCCACCACTTCGATAAGTTTTGTATCTCCGGACAGGTATGCAACACACCGAGCTTCGGATTGTGCGTAGTCTATTTCTGACAGTAGCCATCCTTCATCCGGTACGAACATAGATTTGATCCCTTCTGGTATGTTCTGCATATTGCCACCACACCAAAACGCGGATTCTCTGGAAGCAAGTCTACCTGTATCTGTTCCAGCAACAGCAAAACTATACATGAATCTTCCATTTAATAACTCCGCATTCATATAGGTTGAAAGCAGTTTCTTTGCCTTACGGTAGCCAACGATTCTTGAAACGAACCAAGCATTGAGTGGGTGACGAGAACTAACTTTGTCCATAGATTTAACATCAGAACTTTGTATGTCTCCAGAACCAAGTACAGCAAAAAGTTCCTTGACCTGCTTAGGACTTCCAGGATTAAACATTGGAAGGTTCAAGCTTTGTCTTATATCACCCAAGGACTCATCCAACTTCTTTTCTTCGATGATGCTGATTCGGTCTCGTTCCTTTGTATCAATGGCCATACCTTCCATGCTCATGTGTAGAGTTGGGAATACCATCGGGAATTCAATCAGATAGTTTTGAATCGCCCAGTCTGGCATTTCTTTCATCAGAGCCATGAAGCAGTTAGCTGTAGCCCAAGTATCTTTGGCATTGTATCGGTAGTAATCATGTAAGGACTTTGCATCTTCCGCTTCATCCTTCCAATAGATAAAATCAGGTAACAAGTAACTTACTAAGAAGTCCAAAGCCTTTGGCATTTCTGTGTACCATGAATGGAACAAGTGTAAGGTGTCGAACTTGTAGTTCAGTGGAGGAATGCCGTAGCGCAGGAAGTAGGAACAGTCGTAGCTTCCGTTCTGCATGATCTTAGGATTGGGAAGGTCGTTGAACTTCCTTATCCACTCTAAGTTGAAGTCATCCGAGCATGGAATAACTATTGAGTGTGTAGTCCCATCAGGGAAGATAGCACAGTAACCAGAACAGGAAATAGCCAGATTGTTTCTGACTGTTTCTATATCTACTGCTATAGCTATTGAGGTTGAGAAAAGCTTCAGGAGTCTTGGGAAGTCTTGCGGTTCGGGGATTTCCCAACGGAATTCAGACTGACTGAAGAATGATTCTGGATTGATGATCTTACTTAAATATCTTTTAGCTAAGTGTTTGCCATGAGGAATGGTGAACAGGTGTTCTAAGTTGTTTAAGACTAGAAGCGGCACATTGTTTTTGCCGAGTCTGAAGATACTACCAGCGTACTTATCTAAAGTAGCTTTGGAGTTTCCTGAGAACAGACCAGCAACTAAGTAATTCGTGGTGATGATTGCATCAATCTTATTCGGGCCGGAGTTCAAGCGATCGAGTTGGATAAGGAGTTCACTTCTCATGGAAGGTGTGGCGTGAGTAGTCTTTAAGACAACGCCGGAAGGTAGTAGTTTCTTAAGTTCGGAGATGTAGTGATTATCTAATGGAGTCCCTAAGTGAAGGATATTCATATGTTTATGCTCCTGTTAGTTGGTGGGAAACTATTTGCTCTAAATGCAAATACCCCTAGGAACTATTTCTAATTCGTAGGGGTGTGGCACTATTCTACTTTGTCTTTTCTTTCTTGTGCTTCCTTGTCCGAGTACGTCAGACTTTCGTAACGCTTCATCAACTTAGCCATGTTAGCAGCTTCAACATCCGCTTCAGTGAAGTTGAAGTGATTCATGATTTCAGTCATGAAGAATTTGAGATCGCCCAGTTCTTCCAAGACATTCTTAATGTCCACAGGTTTGCGGTAGATAGTAGCTTTCTTGATAGCATCAGCAAGTTCGCCAGCTTCACCGCATACACCAAGTGCCATGTGAATCAGGTTGCAATCTTCACCAGAAAGGGAAGCCAGAATTGAATCTCCTGGCTTCACTAACTTGTGCACAAACTCAGGGTACAGAATCTGCGCGCTCATGATTAACCTACTACGATGTTACGAACGTCGGAGTAGAACTTCTCTGCATCCTTCTTGTCTTGCTTCTTAGTTACCATACCATAAACCGTTAAGCCTTGGCACTGTTCAGCAATGGCAGCCAGAGTTGAAACACCTGTGAATTCTTTCAGCGGCAGCAGGGATTGTTTCAGGCGACCACGTGAGAATTCGTTGTCCAAGAAGTAAGCAACTGAGAACTTGTCACCTTGCTTGCTTGGTTCTTCGGTAGGATCAGCTTGTTCCAGGATTTCATCCACAACGTAGTTGAATTCAACAGCAGACTTCTTGTTGATTTCTTTCATCAGGATGGTCAACTGCAACTTGTAGTGGCCATTTGCCGGTGCTTTGAACGAAGGAAGATCTTCCAGTGCGTCGAAGTCTAAGTCTGGGAATGCTGGAGTGTTTGCTTGTGACATGATGTAATTCCTTTTTAAATGTAAGTAGAGTTGAGTTTGTTAGGATTAAGGAAGAAAGTTTCCGGCCTAAGTCATAGATGATAAGTGAAACGCTTTAAGCTTCAGTCTTGAAGTAGTTCGGTGGAATCTGAATGATTTGATTCAGTCCGTCAGAAGCTGGAGCCGCAGAGCTTCCAATAATGTCCGAGAGTTCCTTGACCACAACTTCCTCTTGTTGAAGTATGTCCACAACCAATTGATTGTAACCACACACATCTATCCAAGAATCTGCGTAGTTAGGGTCACCGTTCAAGATACGACCTATCTTGTGGAAGGTCATATCCAGTGCTTCTTTCATTGCCGGAGTAAGAATCTTCCAGTTAGCTGTGGCCTGTGCAATGTCCTTCAATGCCTGTGTGATCTGTGCATGATCTTTGAAATCACCGTAGCGACTTCCACGTTCCTGAAGAATCATTGTGATTTGATCTGGTTCGCTCATGTTAGTTTGTTTCCTTTCCTGTAAGATTTTCGATTGCTTGGTTCAGCAGTGGTTGTGCTTCTTTGGGCATGAATTCCTTGAAGTCTGCAACCATCTGAGCTTTACGCTTTTCTTTCTCGATCGCTTGCAGGCTTTCAGCGAATTCATCTTCCTTCTTCAACAAGGAGTCGTAGTGAGTTGTGTCGATCTTCTGGATGATCCAAGTGTAATGGATGCTGGAATCAATGTCGATCTGGGGAGTTGCATGAACTTCCATTACTTTGACAACTTTTAAATCATTGCCAGTTTTAACCAGCACCAAGTCGTCGACCTTGAGATTCAGGTCAGTAGTTTTATAGGTGTACTTGCGACTACCTTCACGGATGGTTCCATCAATCTGTGGGAAGCAGCAGCCGATTGTTGTGTAACCAGATTGCAACAGGCTGATGATATGATTTGTTTTAGCTGACATTTTAGGTTCTTCTTTCTTTGAAGTAGGTGAGAGTTGTGGTTCTTCGAGCTTGAAGTTTGGATCAGGCCTCAGACTATTCGGCGGTAAAGATTCTATCTTGCACTGTATGGCGTAGACAGTTCGTTTAAGCTTACTTGCTATCTCATTCAGCGGTCTACCTGCTTTACACATCTTAACCAGTGTCCAATGATCTTCGTCTGTCCAAGTCTTCCCTGAGTTTGTTGGGTTGATTTCCCAGTCCTGGAAGTTGCTATCTCGCATGGATCGAGTGAATTTCCGCAGTTCTTCTGGGTCTCTCCTGTACTTATCTGCCAAGGATGCTAGACCTAAGCCACGAGCTACATCCTGTTTCAAATCCTGCCATTCATTACTGCCCATCGGCAGTCCAGTTCTGTGGAAAATCCCATCAGGTAACTGGAACATTTTATTTTCTAATCTGTGCATAGTCTATCTCCTTTCTTATTCAAACAATGAAAGCAGACTTGGAGTTGCATCCTTTTCAATCTTCAAGTTACTTCTTGAACCTGAAAGAATGTTCATGCCGTAGTCTGTACCTGAGGCGAACTTATGTTTCTTGTTCACCATTTCACAGTAGATAACATCGTCAAAGTACTTGGCGAATGTCTTACTGAAGTTGGAACTGCCTGCAACTGGAACGATCTTCTGTTTACCATCTTGCATTTCAGCCATTGTCTCGTGGGAAATAACGACAACATTATAACCGGCTTGTTGTATCTGTGTAAAGATGCGATCGAGGATACTTCCCTGCTTACGCCAATCTTCCCAGTCCGGCTTCCAGTCATCCGTCTTACCTTTACCGATGTAGTTCATGACAGAAGTTGTAAGCTGTGTGGCGGAATCAATGACGACGATTTGATTCTGAGTCATCGTGTTAAGTTCCACTACAGTGCCGGTCATCTTACACAAGGCACAGGATACTTTGCCATGAGCTTCACAGATAGTTACCTTGCTACCATTGAATACTTTGAGCATGGTTTCTACAGCGATTGGAAATTCCTTAGTGTCTGGAATCTGAATCAGTTCGATGTTCTTGTGAAATTCCTTAGGAATATTGGAGACTAATGAATTGGCTCCGTTCTCTAAGTCGAACCAAGTAAGTTCGTACTTTGTTGCTAAGCCTCCGACAAGAACTGTCTTACCTGTTTTTGGTGCACCGTAGACTAAGATACGTCGTGTGCTTGCTGGAATGTAATCATTGAGTTTCATTCTGTTTCCTCTGTAGTTGCGTGGAAAGAAAGGCAGCGAAGTTCTTGAATCTGCGCTGTGAGTTCTTGATCTTCCCTGTAGTGAGCTGCTCTCATCTTTTTCAACTGCGCTTCCATCTGCTGGATTCGATGCATTGTGCTGGCAGTTTCGCTTGGAATTTCCGGCATATCAAGCATTGCAGTTCTTGAAGTTACCAGCATGCAGTCTGGTGATACAAATGTTTCCGGTTCCAAGTTAGTAACAAACAACTTACCTTCTTTTTCCCAGCTGTACTTCCGATACAAGAAGTGTAGTTCTACTTTTTGCTTAGCCATTTTAAATTTCTCCTTTTCCGTGACATACATAGCAGGTTGTTCCTTCGTGCATTCCTTCACCAGAACCAGAACAGGTTGGACAGATTCCAGCTTCAGAATCTAGCTCTAGTTTTCCATCTGCTTCATCGTCGTAGCAGTGTTCTGGTTCGTAATCTTCTTCAGGGTATTCCATGCTTCTTTCTCCTGTTGGTACTTTGTTTGAATTAAAGCTATTTCGTGTTTCAATTCGGTCATTGCATGTTGAATTGCCAGCTTAGTCTGCCAACGTGTTGCAGACTGTGCTAAGTTCTGGAGATTCCCCATGGCCATGTAGTACTTACCTTCCGCGATCCAACGCTTTTGATTCAGTTCTTTTAGTGTCATTTTATTTCAAGTCCTTTACATGAAGTTCAACGTCAATACCTTGAATGACATCTGAGTCTTGAATCAGTTTCAGGTTGTGCCATTGATCTACCTGAGCTTTGAGATTGCAAGTACCGAAGAACTCACACTCTCGGAAGAAGGAATAACAGCTTTCACCTCGTGCTGGAAAGTAGTTTGAATCTCGGTAGAAATCCATCATGGTACAATCCATTGCAAGTTCCATAAGGAAGCTGGCACGTTGGCTTCTGGTTTTAAGGAATGGCAGCGCTTCGTATTCCTGCGCTCCTGTCTTGTAAACCAGATAGAGAACTGTGTAGCTGGCTGTTGCATCCAAGTTCATCTTCTCAACCAGAGCATCAAGAATCAAGGAATAGCCTAATGCTTGTGCTGAGTTCTT